AAGGAGCCAAGCGATGGAATTGCAGGAAAAATTGAATAAGGCTTTAAACGATGCGCCTAATCTGGGGCGGTTTGGCTTTAGAGAGCCGACACATCCAAAGTTCGCCATTGAGCGCGAACAATTATTATCGGGTGGATTGTCTGGTGTTGAAGCGGCAATTGCTTTCCTTCAGGCTTGCCCATGGCGCAAGACTGTGAATAGGGATTTTGATAGTTATTTTATCAAACATGCCGCTGAAAAATGGTCTGGACAGTATGTTGCGAACGGTGAGTTGATTCTAGCTGCTCTTGTTGTGGGTATGAAAGTCGAGCGATGTGATGGTGGGGTTGGGGTCAACGCTATGTTAAACCTATCATCCAGCTCAAAATGGCAGGTGCGCTCATGAAAAAACCACGCACACTGCTAAACCTGCTCAATTGGGCATGGCGCGAAGAGCTGCCAAAAATCAGCACACAGCGGCAAGATTTTGCCCGTGCGTTTGGACCACGTTATGCGGGTGGTGGTTTGGTGTCGCTCATGGAGCTGTCATCACGGGTTGATTACAATCAATATGGCGCTGTGTGTGATCCAACAGCGGCGGATGACCCACACATGGACGCATTGCGCCTTGGTGATGCGGTTTTGGCGCTGGATGACCTTGTGGTTGATCTGGGCGATGACTATTCACCTCTTGCTGACATGCCCTCGCTTGCGGATATGGGGCAAAGCATTTTGCACGATTCGCTTGAAGCTATAAAAGAGCGTCGCAACGACATCCTTATCCACACGCATTATGGCCAAAACCTCAAGGGAAGTGACGTTTGTTTATCATCCTTGGTGGCCTTGGCTGCCATTCGTGGGCGTGTTGAGGGTTGGCAGATGCCTGAGCCAGAGGCTAAGGTGGTAAGATTTGCCAACGGAAAAGAATGCTGGTTTGTGAAAAAGGCGGTTATGATTGATGGTTTTGAATATATCCATGAAGTCAACGCCTATGATAAGCGAACAAAGATGCTTGAAAAAGGCGCTTATCGTAAATACACCTATGAGCCTTCACTTCAAGATTGTGTTATGGAGCGCTTTAATTATTCACTGATACAAATAGGGCTTTCATATATACATGACACGCTTGCAAAAAAGCTGGATGATTACAAGCTTATCGATGAAGGCTTTAATCATGAGCCGTGGAAGGGTGCGGCACACGGCGCGTGATAGTGTGTGTTGAATGAAGGCTCTTATGGGGTCTTGACTGTACCTGTGCTATTGACTATACCCTTCATCATAGAGTTTTGTGTCCAACGCCCTGCTGGTTCAGCGGGGTTTTTTTTATGGGGTGTGTCATGTGTGGCTGCGCTCAACGTCGTAGCGATTTAATGTCTGCGGCAAGGAGCATTGTCACAGGGCATTATGCGCAAGCGGCTGGTGATCTGGTGCGCGTGGCGCAATCAGCATCACAGGATTTACGCGCCGTTGCATCAAGTGCAGCCCGTATGCGTCTGATGGTGCGGCGCTGATGATAACCATGAGGGCAGATTGCCCTGATTTATCACGCATCGCCAACATCTTCGCCGCCGCTGGCAAACATGCTCCACTCGCACTCGTGCGCGGCATTAACCAAACGGGAAACAAAACCCGCACGGGAATGGTTCGCGCTCTTGTTGGTCAATCGGGGCTAAAGCATAAGACCATTAATAAGGCACTTAAAAAGAAAAGCGCCTACGGATCAAACTTCGCTTACGAGATTAACTCACGCGGCGGCAACATAAGCCTTAAGTATTTTAATGCGAAAGAAAGCCGCGGTGGTGTGACTGCTCATCCATGGGCATCTGCTCAGCGCTACTCAAACGCATTCATCAAAGGCGGTCGCTTTCCTAATCGCAAAGAGGCTACGGGGTTGGGTGGCCATGTTTTCCAGCGTGCGGGTAAGGCGCGTCTCAAGATCAATAAGGTGAAGTCCAATCTATTCATCCCCACCGAGATGACTACGGGCGCAACCGAGACTACGTTCTACCGCGAGGCCATGGCTGGCCTCGAGAAGAACATCACAACCAAGCTCTTCTCGTTCATCAAATGATTTCCAAAGGTTCTTCCCCTTCATCCATCCCCTGCGGGCGGAAGAGCCCGCGATTTTGGTAGCGAGAGGATATTAAAGTTGACCTTACACCCCTGACACAATGCAAAAAAGCCCTGACGCTTCACTGACACTTGATAACGGACTGTGGTTGAGTGTGACGGCGCTTGCTAAGCTGAAAGGTGTGACGAAACAAACGGTTGGCGAAAAGGTTGCACGCCTTGAGCGTGATGGTCTTTTGCTCGGACAGTGCGAGGGGCGCGGTAAGCCTAAGCTGATTAATGTTGCTGCGTATGATCGCGCTGTTGGCGAGACGACAGACCTTATGCGTGAGCAAGGGGCTGCGACCAAAAAAGCAACACAGACAGCGCAAGCACCTGCTTTGATCTCTGATAGTGTGAACCCTGTTTATTCGGCTGAGCAAGCCCGTCACATGGCTCTTAAAGCTGATATGGCGCAGCTTGATCTGGATGAGCGCATTGGCAAGCTCTTGCCGCTGCATGAGGTCACTGAGGCGATGACCGAGTGCGCTGAGGCGCTCGTGAGAGCGATTGATCAAATCTCAACCCACGCGGAAGCGCTTGCGGATGCGGTGGGAAAAGGTGGCGTAAACGGTGCGCGTGGCAAGCTTAAAGAGATTGCGCGTGAATTGAGGGAGACGCTTTCGCAATCGATGCGGCTGCTTTCAGAGCGTGACACTGACGCAAAGCCGTCTGATGAAGAGCGCAGCGATCAAGCGAGTCTTGATTATCACGCATGAGTTTTAAACCGTCGCTCAAGATCATTGCCGGCACGCTTGCCAGCATCTTAGCGCCGTCCATACCGATGATGCCGTCTGCATGGGCGGCTCAATATCTAATTGTGCCTGATGGCATCAAACAGGGGCAAAAATGGGATGTGAAGCTCACATCCTACATCTGCGAGCCGCTTGATATGCTGGCCGCTGATTGCCCTGTCAACGAGATCGCGGTGCGCAAAAGCGCACAAACGGGGTTCACAACCCTCATACTGGCAGGAACGGGCTATAAGATAGACCGTGAGCCGGGCAATATGATGATCATACAGCCCACGGATTCGGCGCTGACAGATTTCAACACGCAAAAACTTGATCCAGCGATCAAGCAGACTGCACCTCTGGCGGATAAAGTGGCGGGGCAAGCCTCGCGCTCTGGCAAGGGATCGACAACCTATTCAAAGCGCTTTTCGGGAGGGTTTTTAACCCTTGCGATTGCAACGTCCGCCGCTGATCTGCGTTCCAAGTCAGTCAAAGATTTGTTTCGTGATGAGATTGATCAATACCCTGATGATCTTGATGGTCAGGGCGATCCGCTTGAGCTTTCAAACGGTCGTCAGATGTCGTTTTTGGCATCAGGTGATTGGAAACGCATCGATATTTCAACGCCCACGATCAAGGGCGAGAGTAAAATCGATGCGCGATTCCATGAGGGTGATCAGCGTTATCTGTTTGTGAAGTGTCCCGGGTGTGCTTCGCCTGTTAAATTTGAGTGGGGCGATAGTTTCAAGTTTGAAAAAGAATACCCCTACAAGGCGTTTTATGTTGCGCCGTGTTGTGGGCAGATCATTGAGAGCCACGAGCGTACGCGCCTTGTGTGTGAGGCGGTTGAGCTCAAAAAAGCGGGTGAGCCGTTTGGCTGGCAACCCACAGCATCACGCGCTGGGGCGTTTCCGAGTTATCACTTTGATAGCCTGTCATCGCCCTTTGTGCCGTGGGATGAGATTGCTAAGGCGTTTATTCAATGCCGCGATGATCCGCTCAGGCTCAAGTCATTTTATAATATCTGGCTCGGCCTACCCTATGAAATGAAAGGCGATGCGCCTGATCACGAGCGGCTCATGCTGCGCCGTGATGAAAGCCTCAAGCGCTACCATGTGCCACCAAGAGGCATGTTGCTTGTTGCCTCGGCTGACGTGCAGATGCGTGGACTTTGGGTTGAGGTCACGGCGTATGCGCCTGATGGTCAATCATGGGTGGTTGATGCGGATTATCTGGAGGGTGAAACCTCAGATGCAAGCGCGGGTGCTTTTTTATTACTCAAAGAGCGTGTTCTTGATCGCGATTATGCCGATGCGTTTGGTGGTTTAAGGCGCGTTGATGCGCTTGCCATTGATTCAGGGTATCGCTCGCACGTGGTGTATGCGTTCGTGCGAAACAATCAAAGGCCAAACCCTTTAACAGGGCGAGATGTCATTCTTGCCATTAAGGGGTTAGAGGGATGGAATCGCCCCGCAATCGGGCAACCAACGCTTGTTGACGTGGATCTGGGCGGCAAGCGCATCAAACAAGGTGCGCGGGTCTGGCCGATTGGTACGTGGTCTTTGAAAGGTGCGTTTTATCAGCATCTCAACAAAGAGGGCATTCGCGCGGGTCACGATTGTGATCCATCGGGATTGTGTCACTTTGGCTTATGGATGGACGAAAACTATTTTCGCCAGATCACGGCGGAATATCTTGTTGAGGATCGGGTGCGTGGGCGCTCGATTAAGCGCTGGAAAGTGCGCCCGAATCAAACGGACAACCACTTTCTCGATTGCCGCGTTTATAACATGGCGCTGGCTGAATACCTTGGAATTTCAAGCACCACACCTGAGCAGTGGGCAAACCTTGCACGCATCAGGGGCATTCCTGAAGCGGCACAAGAGCAAAATCTTTTTACAGCAACGGCGGCGCTTGATGCGCCACCCCCAAAAACAGAAACAAAACGCCCTGCGGCTGATCAAAGTGATTGGCTGGGTGGGCGCGGCAGGAACTGGTAAAACATGGCAATCGCAGATGATATTCTAAAGCTCGAGGCGGCGATTGCGAGCGGCGCAAAGATTGTTGAATACGAATCCGGCAATGAGCGTCGTAAAGTCGAATATCGCTCGCAAGCCGATATGGAGCGTGCTCTTGGTGCGCTCAAAGCAAAAGTCACGCCTGTGTCGCGTATTGCTTACACAGAACATAGCCGCGACTGATCATGAACCCGTTTTTACGCGCTCTCGCTTGGGTTGCTCCACAAGCAGCGCTGAGCCGTGCGCGTGCACAGGTGGTGTTGCGACAGGCTGAAGCTTATGACGGCGCAACAAAAGGCCGTCGCGGGTCATCGTTTCGCTCTTACGGGCAAACAAGCGCCAACAGCGCCCTGTCTGGGGCATTGCCAGCCTTGCGCGAGCGCTCGCGCGAAATGGTGCGCAACACATGGATTGGCGCACGGGCGCTGGATATTCTTACGGCTCAAGCCGTGGGAACGGGCATCACGGTGCGCTTTGACACAGGCTCGCGCCGTCTCGATGCGCAGGTGCAAGCTCTGTGGGATGATTGGTGCGCGTCGTGTGATATTGAGCGCGTGCTTGATTTTGGTGGCCTTCAAGCGATGGCCTATCGCTCGGCGATGGAAGGTGGGGACAGCGTGATACGCATGATCCCGCGTCGCATGGATGATCGCACGCGCCCTGTGCCGTTGGCGCTTCAGGTCAACGAGGGTGATTGGATCGATGAAACGCAAGACAGCGCAGGTTTAACCACGCGGCGCAACAAAGGCCGTGCGCGGCTGGGTGTTGAACTGGGTGATTTTGATGAGCGCAAAGGGCTTTGGCTGCACGCAAGCGCACCAGGGGAAAATGTTAATCTGAATGGCGTTTATGGCCAGTCGCAATTCCATAAACGGGCGGATGTGTGTCATCTCTATCGCCCGCTTCGCCCCGGACAAGTGCGTGGTGCACCCGTTTTTGCACCCATCCTGATGACGGCGCGTGATTATGCTGATTTTATGGATGCGCTCGTTGTTAAAGCACGCATGGAAGCGTGCATTGGCCTGATTATTACAAAGCCTGATGCTGCATCGAGCCTTGCGGGAAGCGCTGCAAAAACAGGGCAAGAGCGGGTTGAAAGTCTCAAACCCGGTGCGCAGATTTATTTTGAACCGGGCGAAGAGGTTAAAGAGTTTAATCCCGCATCAACATCACAGGTTGATGCGGTTTCAATCAATGCGCTGATGGGAATCGCGGCGGGTGTGGGCATCACTTACGACCAGCTCACGGGTGATTTGAGGCAAGCCAATTATTCATCGCTTCGTGCGGGTAAAATTGAGGTTCGTCGGCTCGCTGAGCAGCATCAATACCTCATGATTATACCGATGATGCTAGATCGCATCGTTGAGCGGTTTTTAGAGGTCGCGATTATGTCGGGGCGCTTAAAGGCGCGTGAAGGTGGATATAAACGCCATTACTTGCCGCCCGCAAATGAGCCAATTGACCCGCGTAAGGATATGGAAGCTGACATACTGGCCGTGCGTTCTGGCCGACTCTCGCCGCAAGACTTTATCGGGGGATGGGGTAAAGATTGGCGCGTGGTTGTTGGCGAATATCAAGACTTTTTCAAAGAGATCGATGCGCAAGGGCTTGTTTTCGACATTGACCCGCGCCGCGTCGCGCAAAGCGGCAAAACACAAGCATCAACGCCAGCGGGTGGTGATGATGATGAAAAAACGGATTAAAAACCATGCCATTAGATCATGTTAATCGGGATGCCCTTCCGAGCACGATGACGCGTTTCGCGTCTTTTGCGCCGGCAAGCTACAATTCAAAAACGCGCACGGTTGACGCTGTTTTTGCCACAGGTGCGCCCGTTAAGCGCTATGGCTGGTACATCGAAGAGCTTGATATGGGGTCTGATGCGGTTGATTTAAGCCGCGCCTCTGAAGGGCGCATGTCGCTCTTGTTCAATCACGATGTTGATTTGCCAATCGGCGTTGTTGAAGAAGCCAGACTCGATAACGGCGTGCTTAAAGGCCGTTTGCGCTTCAATGACAATGAAACAGGCCGTGCCTATGAGGGCATGGTGTCACGCGGCGAATTAAGCGGCATATCGATCGGCTATCGCATTGACGCACGTTCTCTTGTTTCTGAATCTGATGGTTCTGAAACATGGCGCATGACGCGCTGGGAGCTCTTGGAAGTGTCCCTCGTCACCGTTCCTGCGGATGTAGGAGCTAAAATCCGTTCAATTTCCGTTTCCCCCCCTGAATCAGGTCAAGAGACCCGATCAACACTAGAGGAGTCTGCGATGCCCGAAGCACGCAAAGAGGCCGTGTCTGTGGCCACGACAGACAGCACAACAGAGCCAACACCCATTGAAACACGTGCGCAAGCACATCACGCGCCTGTTGCGCCTGATTCACAAAGTGTGCTTGCTGCTGAGCGCACACGCATCAAAGAGATCAACGACATTGGTCGGCGATCTGGCATGGAAGCCGCTGATATTGACCGCGCAATTGGTGATGGGACTTCGGTTGAAGCCTTCCGCCATGCCGCTTTTGAGCGCTTGGCAACTGACGCTGAATCACGCCCGACAAGAAGCGTGCGCGTTGAGCGTGATGCCAGTGAGACTCGTGCAATTGCAATGACAGAAGCCATGGCGCATCGCATGGGTGCAACTGGCGAATTAAGCGAGCCGGCGCGTGAATATGCACAGCGTTCAATCGTTGAAATGGCCGCCATTCATGTGGGGCATCGCGGGTTTTTAGCGAGCGCCCGTGATAGGGAAGCCGTACTTGATGAGGCGTTTGGCCGTCGTTCTGGTGGCGCGCATTCGCTTTCAGACTTCCCGCTTTTGTTTGAAAACGCCATGAACCGCGCTCTTCAGGCGCGTTATAACATTGCACAAGCTTCTTATCGTAAAATTGCCCGTCAACGCACTTATGTTGATTTTAGGGATCACAATAGCGTGCGTTTTGGTGACTTCCCGACGCTTCAGCCTATTCAAGAGGGTGGAGAAATTAAAAACGGCACTCTGGTTGAGGCGCGTGAAAAGACTCGCGTTATCCCCTATGGTGTTAGCTTCACAGTCACCCGTCAAATGCTTGTCAATGACTCGCTTGGTGGCCTCGACCGCGCATTAAGTACCTATGGTGACAAAGTGATGCAGTTTGAGGATAAAACCTTTTACGCGATGCTCACATCGGGTTCAGCTAACAACGGCCCCACACTGATTGAGGGTAATGCGCAGGTTTTTGCTGCTGGACGCGGCAACCTTGCGGGTTCTGGCACAGTGATTGATGTGGCGGCTCTTGATGCAGGGCGCAAAGCGCTGCGTAAGCAAACCAATCTTGACGGTGAGCCGCTGGATATCACTCCAAAAATTATTCTTGTGTCGCCCGATAAA